TGTTGCTCCTGCTATAGGATAATGGAAATCTTCTTTATTCTCGCTGCCATTTCTGGTGCAGCATATGGGGCTTATAAGTTGACACCTAAAAATTAAATAGTTATAATGGGAGGGTAAACCTCCCATTTTTTATGAAGGAAATTCACAGAGGAAAGGTTAAGACTGTCTTTGCTTGTCCAAATGATCCTAATGAGATCATGATAAAGTTCGAAGATAAGGTTACAGCTGGCAATGGGGAGAAGGAAGACAACCCAGAAGATAAGGGGTCTATTAATTGTCAGATATCTACTATAATATTCAAAGAATTAGAGAAGGCTGGGATTGCAACTCATTATGTTGATACTCCTTTTGCCGATGTAATGAGATGTAAAAAGGTAAACATTGTTCCTTTAGAAGTAGTGGTTAGAAATTTGGCTGCAGGTTCTATTGTTAGACAAACTACTATTAAGAAAGGAAGGTTCTTTCATCCACCTTTAGTTGAATTTTATTTAAAAGATGACAAAAAGAATGATCCTCTTCTTACTCCAGATAGATTGAAGATAATGGAGTATGATCCAGAACCTTTTATCTATCAAGCACTTAGGATTAATGAAGTACTTCTTAGATTATTTTCTAGGATTAATTTGGATCTAGTTGATTTTAAGTTAGAATTTGGATGGACTCATGATGGAGAATTACTTCTTGCTGATGAGATAAGTCCTGATAGTTGTAGACTTTGGAAGTCAGGAACATCACAAAGTATGGACAAAGACTTGTTTCGTAATGACTGTGGTGATATTATAAATGCTTATAAGAGTATACTTTTAGATCTACAAGGAACCTATAATGAATAACGAGGAGAATCCATTCTGGGGTGAACCTACTCCTACTGATGTGTGGGATGATATGCAGAAGTTAGATCATTTATATGAAGAATTGATGTGGGACCATAGAGACAAGCTTGAGTTTGCCATAGAAGGCAATCATATTACTATCAGAAATAGATCTAGGGAGGGACGATGACTATTTGTAATGACAATTTGATCACTATTAACCTAAATGAATTAGTTGCTATTAGAGCATCATTCTTAGAAGAGCAATTGACTGAGGATGAGATTGATGAGGTAGCAAGTGAATTGCGTGTTAGAATGACATATGATTCATTATATGGGCAAGTAGATCAAATGATATGGGAGGTGACAGATAACATTGATAAGTTACCTCATTATGGTGAGATTCAACCTGAACCTGGACGTGAGGCTTATTTGAATCAGATTGAAAAGAATAAGAAACAGTTTGAGATGGTTGATTTAGTATCACCAGCATGGACAATTCAAGTACCGAGGAGAAAGGAATCGTCATGATACTTAATAATATTATTACTGAAGTAGGATTCATTCTATTGGGTGGATTAGTGGCTCTTATACCTGTTTACTTACTTGGACTTGTACTTAAAGAAAATGACTGAACCTCATACTAATGGATCTTTATCTGTAGTTGTCCCTATGGATGATATGACACAAATTCTTACTCAACTGTGGAAGTCTCGTCAGACTGAACCTAAGATTGGTGAGTTGTATGAAAAATATAAGAAATTGATTCCTCCATTTGAAGAATGAAAATCACACAAAAGATTATCGATGATCTAGAGAAAGCACTAGACATGCGGAAGAAGAATGGGGATCCAGTATGGGATGATGGAGATGAGATCTCTGTTAATATTGGTGGCACATTTGCAGCAGATAAGTTTATTAGTTTGACTAATAAGACTAAGAACCCTGTGGTTTCTTCTCAAGCACCGGATAATAAATAAATATTTCAAACCGACTTGAAGGGATGAAAACTTTCAAAGAGTTCTTAGATGAAAGTAGTCTCACCAGATTAGCCAGTAAGGCTAAGAAGGGTGCTGTAGCAATTGTTTCAGCAGAAAGGGGTGGTAAGTCTAAGGCTGAGAATAAGGCACGTTCTAAGCAGTTAGAGAAGGATATTAGAGGGGCTGGACTACCAGGACCCACTAAAGTCAAAGGAAGATATACAGAATATGGTAAGAAACCTAAGGCTGAAAGGTCTTATGTTGTTACTCCTGGTAAAAAAGGAAAGAGAAAGTTTAAGAAAGCAATAGAGAGAATTAGTACGAAGCATGATCAAGACTCTGTGTTGATTCAAAGAAAAGGTGGTGGAGATGCTACCCTTAAGGGAACTAATAAAGCACCTTGGCCAGGTAAAGGTAAAAACGTGAAGACAGGTAAGATGAGACCAGGTAGAACTGGTGAGTTTGATACCCAAATTAAGAAGAAGACTTTTACTTATGAACGAAACTAAAAACTTCGCAGTCTATTCTAAAGAAGGCTGTCCCTATTGCACTAAAGTCATTAGGGTGTTAGAGTTAGCTAAATTGAATCATGTAGTTTACAAACTGGATAAGCAGTTTGATAGACAGTCTTTTTATGGTGAGTTTGGTAGTGGTTCTACCTTTCCTCAAGTAGTGATGAATGGTCGCAAACTAGGTGGATGTACTGAAACTGTTAAATACCTGCAAGAAAATCGCCTGATTTAAAATGCGGGATGAGACAACTTATTATGATGTGGAGAAAGCAATAGATCTCGCTTTTGAAGGAAAGTTTGTGATTGATCTTTATCAATACATGACTGTTAAAAAGGTTTTAAAGAGTGAGGTGGATGAATTCATAGAGAGTTCCACTGCACAAGAACTTCTCAATCTGGTTATGGATTTGGAAGAATATATTAAGGGAGGTACTGATAGTGATCATAAACAATTGCGTGAGGGATATGGACATATTTCTAAACCTCAAGCAAGAAAGATAAGAAATTATCTTTATAAAATTCTTGAAGATGCATGGAGATACAGTCGTGACAAAAGACCAGGAAGGAGAAAAAAGACCTCTAAATAAAAGCAAAGGTGATGAACCCCCTCTTAAAATGAATAGAGGGGTTGAGTT